CGAATCCCGGCCAGCATCGCGCGCACTTGGCAGTCCCGCCGGTAGGCCTTGGCCTCATCCGTGACGTAGGTAATGGCGCGGCTTTTACCCTTCGGCACATAGCTGGCCCAGTACCGGTTGGCGGAGATGGGGTAGCCAAGGACCAGTTCCGTGAAGTCATGGGCTGTCATGCACTTCCTCCTTCAGCCCATACCCGTCCGCGCCGTGTCAGGAAATAGCGCGGCTTGAAATCGTGGTTCGTGGTGGCGACGTGGCTGGAATCGATCAAGTGGCGAAGCTCCCGGCACACGTTCTTGGTGGTTTCGTGCAGCGCGAGGGCGAGGTCTTCGCGGGTCATGGGCTCCAAGAGCAGCGCACGGCCCACGCGGTCGATAAGATGATCGGGAGTCGAGGTTCTCATAGCGAATCATCCTTGATGTCACCGTGAACCATGCTCAAAACCTCACAGGAAGCCCAAGGAGAGGCGCGCAGCCCATGGGGTATACCTAGGCATAGGTAAGCGCGCGAATCCTTCATAGGACCATTCATGAGCCACAAGGGCAATCGATCAATGGTGGTCGTAGCCACGATGGTCGGCCTCCTTGTCGCCATGGCGCTTGCCGTACTCGGCGGACGCCACCTGATGCTGGGTCTTACCGTGGCCGTCCAGGGTGTCGTAATAGCATTTCTGGCAGCGGTAGATCGTGCGGTCGGGAAGGTGGACCGCGATATCGGCAAACCCGCGCGAGTAGAACCCCTCATGGCCGTCCTTGGGCGGATGCCAGATGGAACCGCAGCCCTTGTTGCCGCAGTAGGTCGGAACGGCCGGGCGTTCGTCGTCACGCTGGACGCGCTGCGAATATTTCATCGATGGTACTTACCCTCCGCGATGGCGGTGAAGTTGGTGGAATTGGTGATCCATTCGAGATCAGCCCGGAATGGCGGCCGGCCGTTGTTGCCAGGCACGCGGCCCATGAGGAACGCGGATGCGGCCACGTCGTCAAAGAAGTTTCGCCACGCCTCGACGTTGGGGAGATCCTGTTCCCATCGCTGGCGGATCTGTCCCTTGCGCTTGTCGGTGAGCTTCTCGACGCGGGGCAGCGGGGGCGTGAGCACCTCGTGGTAAAGCTCCACCACCTTGGCGAACTCGACCGTGGCCTTGGGACGTCCGTTGACGGGCTTGGCCGGCTCGGGTTTAGACCATACGCATGCGAATTGTCCACCCCCTGCGTTAGCAGGGGAAATATCCTGTTCCTGCTCCTGCGCTTGTTCCTGTTCCTGCTCCTGTATTGCTCCTGCTCCTGTTAATTGCTTCGAAGGGGCTTCGAAGGGCCTTCGGGAACGTCGTTTTTCCTTGAGGTGGAAATCACTGCAATAGCGGTCGAAAAACGGTTCCAAAAACGGGTTGTCCGGCAGCTGGCTGTAGTCCTTCTGGATGCCCAGACAGCGTTTGTCATCAGCCTTTAAATGCTTGGCAATCTGATACTTAGCCATTTCCACAACCCATACCATTTCGCTGGGATGGTCATACAGGCAGAACCCTGCATCGATGCACCTTGCAAGCCCCTTCGAAGCCCCTTCGAAGCCCAGCCCGGTTTCATGTGCGGCGTACAAAATCGGCTGGTAGTACATCCCGAGCATATTGGAGAGCGGTGAAGTCATCAGGTAAACGGCCATGATGACCGCCTCGGGACCGTGCGCCTTGATCGCCTTGCCAGTTTCCCCCGTCCAGAAGTTCGGGGAAATTCGCCCATAGTCACGCATCGTCAACCCCTAGGGGCGATCGTCGCCCCGTCCCATGTCCCGCGTCTGGAAGGCTCATGCGAACAGCGACGCTTGCGACGACAGCGACGCCAGATTCTTCACGGCCTGCTCGAAATAGCTGGTTTTCAGTTCCACACCGATGGCCCGGCGTTCCAGTTCGACGGCGGTATACGCTTCCGAGCCGATGCCGAGGAACGGGGTGAGCACGATGTCGCCAGGATTGGTCCACAGCTCAATACCGCGACGGATGACCTCCAGCTGCAGCGGGCAGATGTGGCGTTCGTCGTCGTGCTCGCGGGCGCTGCGGAACTGCAGGGTATCGTTCGGGTTGATGTCCATCCAGACCGGGCTGGCGACCTTCTGCCATCGGTCCACTGGGTACTGCGCAGGGTCGTGCCGCACGCGGTCGATAATCTCTCCGGGCGCGCGCATGGTGACCAAGTAGTCCGGGATGCCCTGCCGGCTCATGGAGGCGTTCTCGCGCACCGTCTTGTGCAAAAGGCCCAGCGCCTTGGTGCGCTGCATCGCGGTCACAGGGTCTTTCCAGATGACCACTTCACTGGCAAAGATGAAGCCTTCCGCCTGAAACGCCCGGATCAGGTCGCCGCGAAAGTCCTTCAACCCAATGTAGCCATCACGTTCCTTGCTGGTCGGCAACAGCATGCAATGAAAGCTGACGTTGCGGCCCGGCTTCATCACGCGCCGAAGCTCGCGCACCAGGTAGCTGAAATGGTCGAAGAAGTCCGCGTCGTTGCGGCAGTTGCCCATGTCGCGCGGGCTGTTGGAATAGGTGTAGAGGCTGGCAAACGGCGGCGAGAAGATGGAGTAGTCCACGCTTTTCTCGGGGAGTCCTTTCAATACCTCGACGCAGTCGCCGTGGTACAGCGCGTACTTGTCGGTCATCACTTGGTCAATCGTGTTCATGCGTGCTCCGTGGTGAGCCATGCCGGGGCCAGGACGGCCGCGTTGGCGTGATAGGTATTGGTTTGACGAATCAGCGCGCCGACTTCGGCCCGCACGGCGTCTTGCGTTTCCGCCGAGAGCGACTCAGCCATCGCGATGGCGTCGGCCTCCTTGCGCTTGAGGTTGGCCAGCACGGCACCTTCCAGCTGGCTAGCGAACAGATGGACCGACACCGGCCGTGTCTGGCCAAAGCGCCAGCACCGCCGCACGGCCTGGTAATAGGCCTCAAAGCTGTCCGTGACGCCCACGAAGGCCATGCGTGCGCAGTGTTGCCAGTTCAGCCCCCAGCCACAGATCGATGGCTTGCTGACCAGCACGCGGATGCGCCCTTCTGCAAAGTCCGCTAGCCGCTGTTCTTTCACGTCCGAATCATCCGAACCCGTGATCTCCACGGCATCCGGGATCGCCTTCACCAACGCTTGTGATTCGGCGTTCAGGTCGCACCACACGATCCACGGCTGCGCATCGGCATTGACCAGCGCCGCACACGCGGCGACCCGATCCGTTAGCGACGCTTTGCGGGCATTGCGGCGCTCACTCAACGTCTGCGCTTCCAACGCAAACAGCATGCCGGCCGCGGCCGCGTCGGTGGCAATCATGTGCTCGGTCAGCGTCAAGGGTGGCAACGCATGCCGGCTGTCATCGTCGCCTAGGTCGGAGGGACGACGCACCAAGGCGCCCCAGGAAGCCACCCAGCGCCAAAACTGCGTGCGCGCGTGGCCTTTCAGGCGCCATACCTGCGTCTCGGCGCCGTCATGCACGAAATACTCCGCCAGCATCTCGGCGCGGGTGCACACCCCCAGGAACTCCGCGTGGGTGCCCAGTTCCGTCCAATCGTTCGGAGCGGGCGTGGCCGTGGCGCATAGCTTGTAAGGCGTGGTAGCAAACGCCGTCAGCAAGGTCGCCAGCGTGCGCGTGTCGTGATGCTTGATACACGAGGATTCATCCAGCACGACCGCGCCGAACTGCGACGTATCAAACTTGTGCAGCCGGTCGTAGTTGGTGATGGTGATGCCCTCACTGACCTGGTGCGGTTCCCGCGCATGGGTGACGACAATGCCCATGGCTTGACCTTCGTGCACGGTCTGTTCGGCCACCGCCAGTGGCGCCAGGATCAGCACGCGGCACCCGACATGCTCATATACCAGCTTGGCCCAGCTCAACTGCATGCGGGTCTTGCCGAGTCCCGTATCGGCAAAGATGGCCGCGCGTCCCCGACGGAGGGACCACCGAACGAGCGCATCCTGATAGGGGAATAAGCCATCGGGGAGCGTCAACGACTCCACGTCAGGGAGGCCCGACGGCATCAAAAGGGCCAGTTTGGCGGCTAGCAGCGCGTCATAGCTCATGGTGCACCCCGCAGTGCAAAGCGATAGGCGAACTGGCGTCCCGTGTGGATCGTTCCCACGCGGCATACGATGCCCATGGCTTCCATCTTGGATAGTGAGGAATACACCGCGCTGCGGCTTCGACCGGTCGCGTTGCTGAGATCCTCAATCGTCTTGGCGCCTTGGGCTAGCTCCGCTTCAAGGACGGGTCGAAACGTGGCCGGGCGGCTCATGCGGTCACCTCGTCACTGGCGCGGCCATGGGCGGTTTCTTGTGCGTTGTGGTTTAGCCAAAGCCGCGCCTTCAGATCGAGCAGCTCGCCTTCGCCAACGGCAATGGAGCCATCGGGAAGGATGCGGGCATCATGCTGGTGCATGTCCCAGGCAGTGTGATTGAGAGTGATGCGGCTCACGATGCCCGCCTCCCGTTGATGAAACCGTAGGTGTAGCTGACGCAGCACGCCAGCACGAAGCAGACAATCATGGTGGTCATACGTTGGCCTCCTTGTTAGCCCTGCGGGTCTGTTTGTTCTTTTCGCGCTGGTGAAGGCGCATGAGGGTTTTCCCCGCGCCGTAGCGGGGCTCCGCGTTACGTCCTGACTTGAGGTCATGGATAGCCTGAAGCGACAGGCCGCAGGCTTCGCCCATCGCCCTTAGGCTCATGGACTCATTGAGATCACCAACGATCTCTTGCCAGTTAGGGTTTTCGGTAACTTCAGGCATCGGTGTCACTCCGGTTATGTCGGAGTGGAAGGTACTGCTAAATTTATTTTCGCGCAAGTGGAATAAAACGCTTGACAAGAAATCCACGCGGGCGGAATATGCTTGTCACCCAAGACAAACGGACCCAAGCCATGACCCATAACCCCGTCTTTGATGCCACGCTCCGCGCCTTCGGTGGTGCGGCCTACGCCAACGTGCAGGCGTTGCAGACCCACACGACGATCCGCGTGGAGAAGGTGGAAATCACGTTGCCGCGTGACAACACCTGCCATCCCGAGGTGTACCGCACGGGATACGCGAGTGACGCCGTGCTGGCGAAGGCTTACGAGATGTTGGCCGAGCGTCACCTGCAAGAACTGTATGACCTGTGCTGCGAACTGACGGAGAAAAAGGCATGAGCTACCGCAACGTAATCCGTACTAATAGCGTCGCCACCTTGGGAAGCACGAAGGTAACGTTGGCCGGGCTGACCGATGGACGTGATCCCACGATCTGCTTCACCTTCCACACCGATGCCATAACCGGACTTGAGGTGCGGTTCATGGGCACGACCGCCGAGGCGCGGGCTTTCGCGGCTTCGCTGATCCATCACGCCGACGTTACCGACGCGGCCAGTCAGGAGATGACAGCATGAGCACCGAGACGCAGAAGGTTGATGTGCTGGCGGTGATGAACCAATCGGCGCTACTCATTGGGAATCTACCTGAGTTGCCGGGCTACAACGGTTCGATCCTAATGATCGACGATGGTGAGTCTTCGCGCATTGATCGCGAGCTAACGCAAGCCTGCGCCGTCGTGGCAGACCTGATCGATGCGGCGCGCGCCGTGGTTGATCATCTTCACGATTACACAGACGACGAATGCCGCCTTGTTGACGCCCTTTCACGCATCGGCGGTGGCGAGGTAAGGGATCAGCCTGACCGTATTGACGAGATTGCGCGCGCCGCCCTCCAAGCCGCGCTAGGCGAAGGACAAGGCAACGCCCTTACTACTAATCGTGACGAAATTAGTAACAAATCAGTAGATGGCGAAGCGCTAGGCCAAGGGGAGGGCGAGTGAGCGATATAACGATAATGAATGAACAATCCGGAATTTCCGGAGAGTTCGAAAAAGGCACTTTAGAAGGTCTTTCGATAGCCATTGCTATTGCATCTAAATTGTGCTTTGCGATCGATCATGGTGGTAATGAATACCGGCGCGAGGCTTCGGCAAGTGTCGTAGCGGAACATATTCGACTGAAGTACGCCGAGTTTTACCGGATTCTGTATCCACTAAGCGAAGGACCAAGCCATGAGTGAGAAAATGACGCTTGCGCAGGTGCGCGACACGATTAAGACGTTTTCTTGGGCTGCTGGCGACGAAGGCATGTCATACGCAGAAGAACGACTTATGGAATGCGCCGACGCCATCGACGCCCACCTCGCCACCCTTCCCGCTGCGGTGCAGGATGCGATGACATCCGCAATAGACGATGCTCTTGAGTGCATGGAGCTTCACGGCATGCACAGCGAATCGGCATACAAGGTGCTAAAGGCGATGCTCACCCAACGCGGCAACGCGCAGTATGCGAGGAATGCGGCGAGGTATCGCTATTTGTTGTCGAAAATGAAAGTTGGTGCAGTCACAACGCAACTCCCTTTGTATCGTGCTCCGTATCTCTATTTGTCCGAGCCTTGTGACGATGTGCGCCACGTCGAGCAAGCCATCGACGCCGCCATGCTCAATGATAAGGAACTCCCATGACTGTCCTGTCCTACCACAATGATCCGGCCGTGAAGGCCTTCCACGTCGCCCAGGCCAAGCACCACTACGAAGCCGACATGCTTCTTGCTGGAACCTACGGCAATGACGTCGAATACAATGGTGCATTCCGTGGCTGTAGCGTCGGCTGCATGGCGCACGACATTGATCCAGAAAGCCATGACTATCACGCCGTAGTCGCTGCGCATGCGGGTTGGCCGGAATGGCTGGTTCACTTGAATGACAGGCTTTTTGAAGGCTTGCCCAATGGTGAGCGCGAGCGTTTCCATGTGGACTTGCGCGAGGCTGTTCCTGTCGGCGTAGACCTTGAGCTGGTTCGCCATCACCTGGCCATCCGTCGCATGGATCGGCTTATCGCGCTTCAGGAAGGAAATAGCGCCAAATATGGCGACGCCAACGACGAGGTTATTGACCAAGTTCTTTCTGCGCTGATCGTTGTTCGGCGCTGCCATGAAGCAAAGCTTGGCGGAAATGTTTGCGATTGGTCGGCGGCGTTGTCGGCGGCGTTGTCGGCGAGGTTGTCGGCGGCGGAGTCGGCGAGGTCGGAGTCGGCGGAGTCGGCGGCGTGGTCGGCGAGGCCGGAGGCGGCGGAGGCGGCGGCGGCGGAGTCGGCGAGGTCGGAGTCGGCGGAGTCGGCGGCGTGGTCGGTGTGGTCGGCGCGGTCGGCGCGGTCGGCGGTGTGGTCGGCGCGGTCGGCGGCGTGGTCGGCGGCGTGGTCGGCGGATTCGGCGGCGCGGTCGGCGGCGGAGTCGGCGCGGCCGGCGGCGCGGTCGGCGGCTTACAAGCAAGAAGCCACCGATTTGATCGACATTTTGAGGTCACTGGCATGACACGACGTGAACGGTTTGAGTGGACGGTCATTGCCTTAGCATGGCTTGGCGCGGCATTGGTGTGGTGTATACGCCCATGATTCCCGAGCTGATCGACATGACGCCGGATGAGCAGCACGACGCGTGCGAAGCCCTTCGCATCCTGTTGAGCATTGTTCCCATTGCCTCTAACGCCATGGTCTCGGATTACGAGACGGACGAGGGTTAAGCCATGTGCCACGCGATTCTTGAGGTGCGCTACCGCAACAAGATCGAGCCGGACCAGTTGTTGCCCATGACGGATGCCGAATCCATGGCTAAGCGGATGGCCGATCTGGAAGGTCTCGATACGGTGGAGCGAATCCGCGTATTCACCCCTAGCAAGACACGCCAGCGGGAAACACGCTGGACGGAAATCTAAGCCCTAATGCACTAGGAACGAATTCATGAACACGACCGATATTGCAACGTCGAGCGAACGCCCCGCGCCGGATACGATGTTGGCACTGATTGCGCGCGCCGCTTCCGATCCGTCCATCGACCTGGACAAGATGGAACGTCTGTTGGTGATGAAAGAGCGCATGGACGAAAAGGTGGCCGAGCAGTCCTTCAATGACGCCATGAATGCGGCGCAAGCCGAGATTCGCGCCATTGGCTGGAACAAGACGAACAAGCAGACCAGTAGCAGCTACGTCACCTATGACAAGCTGGATGCCTACATTCGCCCGGTGTACGTGCGCCATGGTTTCGCGCTCAGCTTCGACACGGGAGATGCACGCGTGACCGAAGAGGTGCGCTTCATCTGCTATGTGTCGCACAGGGACGGCCACACGCGGACCTATAAGGTTGATATGCCCGCCGATGGCAAGGGCGCCAAGGGTAACGACGTGATGACTAAGACACATGCGCTTGGATCGGCCACCAGTTACGGCCGTCGCTACCTTCTGAAGATGATCTTCAACGTGATTGAGGCTGCGGAGGATGACGACGGCAACAACGCATCCGGCACCGTCTGCGTCAGCGATGCCCAGGCCGCGACGATACGAGACATTCTGGAAGACAATGATTTCGACATTCGAGCCTTCTGCGACTACTTCAAAGTAGACGCGATTACCTCCATTCCCGCAAACCGCTTCGACGGCGTGATGCGCGATATCAAACAGAAGATCGCTGCCAAGGAGCGTAAGCATGGCGCCGCTTGATATCATCGACTGCGAACAGAATTCGCCCGAGTGGGTGCAGGCTCGTCTTGGCATCGTCACGGCGTCTAACTTCGCGGCCGTGTTGGCGAAGGGCGAAGGCAAGACGCGCGCCACCTACATGCGCAAGCTTGCCGGGGAGATCATCACAGGCGAAGTCATGCCTAGCTATACCAATGCAGCCATGGAGCGCGGGCATGCAATGGAGAAGGAGGCTATCGATAAGTTCGCTTTCCTGCATGACATGCATCCCCATGAATTAGGTTTCATGCGTCGCGGACGGGTTGGCGCAAGCCCGGATCGTGTCATTTATTGGGAGCAGGATGCGATTCACGCACTGGTCGAGGCAAAATCGAAGGAACCTCATATCCTCATTGAATGCCTTGAGCGACGGAAGCTTCCACCGGAGCATGTGGCACAGACACAGGGGCAGCTATGGGTATCCGATGTTGATATGTGCTACTTCATTGCTTATTGGCCCGGCATGCCTCTGTTTCATGTCGAGGTCACGGCAGATAATGCCTATCACGATCGGCTAGCAAACGAATGTGGGGCGTTTGTTGAGGAACTTGACGCGATGGTGGATCGCATCAGGAACTACCAGTGAACAAGACCTTCCGCCTTCCGGTCGGCGCGCTGCGTAAGCCCATCGAAGCGCACGCGCTAGCTTTCATCCATGACCTGTCAGCCGCGAAGGCGTGGCGCGTCACGATTGAGCCGGATACGCATAATCGCAGCAGTCAGCAAAACCGATACTACTTTGGCGTGATCATCAAGCTACTGAGCGACGCAACGGGTTATGAAGGGTCGGATGTTCACGAACTTTTGTGCGGCGAATACTGGGGGTGGAAGGAAAAGCGTGTGCCACGGTCGCCTAATTTTCCATCCGGCGTATGTGTAACGCCTCGGCGTAGCACGACGCATGATGAGGACGGTAAACACAAGACGCTAAGCAAGATGGAGTTTGCCGAATTCGTGGAGTTTTGCCAGCGGTTCGGCGCATCCAAGGGCATCATGATTCCTGACCCGGAGCCGTGGACATGAGCACTGCGAATCAGCGAAAGTGGTTTGATGCGATCCATGGACTTGAGACGTGCTCGCTTTGCGGTCGGTTCGGTGTACAGGCCAGTCACCGTAACCAGGGTCGAGGACTGGGACAGAAATCCGCTGACCACCTCATCGCCGCTATCTGCATGCATGAGCACATGGAGATCGACAACGGGAAGACCATGACGAAGGAAGAGAGGCGTGCGGCATGGAACGCGGCGTATGTTGACACCATCGACCGTCTGATCCGCTCAGGCCGTCTCGTCCTAAAGTGATGCCACCGTGTTTTGGGGCACGTTCGCGCCCGGATGTGGGTCGCCCTGCCGAAGCGCGAAGGCGGAAAACGTCACCGCCCGACTGGCCGCCGTAAGCGGCTACCTATTGCCCTAACAATTTGGAGTGATCATGGATGCATTGACGAACGAACAGAAGGCGCGTCTGCGGGAGTTGGTGGAGGCATTGCGTAGTCCGGCTTACTGGTTTACGGCTGGCTTCGATGAAAGAACCGGCCATTGGTTTAGCGGTAGCTCAGCGGGACATGAAGGTCAAAATGACCTTCCCATCGAGGCAGCTACCGTTATAGACGCCCTTCTGGACGAGATCGAGGCGCTTAGGTCCGCATCTCAGAAGGTTGTCGATGCATGGGCACATTACGAGCGATACGGCGCTGAATGCACTTTTGAGTCAAGCCCGATGATCTACGCCGAGACGTTGAACGAGTTAGCTGCTGCTGCCTGTGAAGCTTTGAAGGAAACCACATGACCTTTCCAATCGCCATAACCCCGGCATTCCCACTCAGTGAAAACTATCCTCGCGACCAAGACTGGCAATCAGGACTCACAAAGCGTGAGTACGCTGCAATAGCGATCATGGCTGCCATGTGCTCTACGCCAGGATGGGCATCTCACGGCAAGGACGCAGCACAACTTGCTGTTACTCGCGCTGACAGCCTTATGGCTGCGTTGGAAAGAGCCCCATGAACCTCATCCTTTCGGAAGACCAGTTGAAGGCGTTGGTGGAGACGTGGCGTGGGGTCCGTAAAGGCGGATTCCGTGCAATGGATGACTACGGCTTTACGGTAGTAGAAGCCGTGGAGACATGCGCCGACGAACTCTCCGCCATCCTCGCCACCGCCAAGCGCGTGGAGGTGGACAATGACATGGTGGAGCGAGCGATCATTGCATCCTTAAAAGGCTACACACCATGGGATAGCCCCTCTTGGGACGAGGGTTGTCAACAAAGGGAAAGGTTAAGAAACGCCATGCGCGCCGCCCTCCAAGCCGCGCTAGGAGTAGACGGATGAAATTCGATATTCCCGCTGAGTGGTGCGAGAGAAAAGCTAAAGAAGAAGACGAAGGCGCAACCATTCCTATTCGGCCACATCTATTCGCAGAATGGGTTGCACGCGCCTTGTCAAAACGAAACGATGAACTAAAAGCCGCGCTAGGCGAAGGGGAAGGCGAGTGATCTGGTTACGTAAATTGCTCGGTCTGTGCATTCACGATTATGTCAAGGAAGGCCACGGAAACATCACCAATGGCTGCCGAAAGATCGGTGACTACTACATCGTACGTTGCACAAAGTGCGGCCACATGAAGTGCTTCAACTTCACCTAAAGGACCAAGCCATGAGTGAGAAAATGACGCTTGATCAGGTGCGTGACCTGTTGCGTTTCTCGGCTTCTGAGAACGTGAACATGGATGAACTTCGAGACAAGCTAGCCGACGCCATCGACGCCCATCTCGCCACCCTTCCCGCTGCGGTGCCGGATGCTATGGAATTTGATGCATCGATCAATTGGACTAACCCGGACTGTCGAGAATCTTACGTCGAAGGCTGGAACGCCTGCCGCGAGGCGATGCTCACCCAACGCGGCAACGCGCAGGATGCGGTAGCTTTGTTCATCGGCCAGCGTGTGATGTGGGAGGACAATCTAGGCCGAAGCCATCCGGCAACGATTGTTGATAGTCATCCAGAAACATACGACGCGCGCTTGGATGACGGCACATACGCAAACGGATATTCACGAAAACGGTTCGCCATCGACGCCCATCTAGCTTCCCTTCCCGCTGCGACGCCGGGTGACATTGTGGAACGTCTGCGCACGGCAGCACGCGCGCTGGTACGTGAGCGCGTCGTATACGCCGAGGACGTGGAGGCGCTTGCCGATGTGGCTAAGCTTCTTGAGGCGATGCTCACCCAACGCGGCGACGCGCAGGATGCGAGGGATGTAGCTAGGTATAGATGGCTGAGGGCTAACGCTTATGAATGTGACGAACGTCTCTCTTTCAACAATATGTACCTTGAGTGTGCTGATGGAAAACTTCTACTAGACAAGTCCATCGACGCCGCCATGCTCGCTAGCGGGGAGGGGTGATGGCTACGATCCTGAAATGCGATACGTGCGACGCAGTTTCGCCGAACAAGGACGGTTTACACGTCGGCAACTTCTGGGCGAAAGTCACTGTGAATCGGTCTAGGGTTATCTTCAGCCGAAGCGAGGTTGAATACGCGATCTGTGACGAGTGCCTAAGGCGAGGAATAAAACTGACAGACAAAGGGGTAAGCCATGACAACCACACATCTCCCTAGACGCGATCTGTGACAAATAGGCGTCCCAAAGAAAAGCCCCATCACTGGGGCTTTTTTTGTGGCTTCTTCCAACATCCTTGCGCTATGCCGTTGAGGTTGTGCGCGAGGATTTCCTTAGCAGTTTGGTCGGTAAGGACGTCACCATCGCCAACCAGGATAGGTGACCATCCTTTGCACGGATCAACCCTAACGGGACCAGTCGTCGTGCAGCTGGCCAGCAGCGGAAGAAGGATTAGCAGTAGCCACAGCCTGCGTAGGCGCTTGCGGTAGGTTTTGAACCGTCGTGTCAACGTCATGGCGTACCTCAATGACTTGTTGAACTTGCTCGGCCTCTTGGGCCTTCTGCGTGGCTTCGTCTACCTTGGCTTGCTGCTTTTCCTCACCCGAGGATCGGCCCTTAAGGAAGATCGCCGCCACTGCCGCCAGAATCGCCCCAAGGGCGACAACGTACTTCCCTACCTTGGCCCATAGGGCAGAAAGGATCATGGCGTGTCCCCCGTCTTGGGTCCGCCTTGATCGACGGCACGCGCGATGATGCCACCAAGCCCCAGGAAGGCCGCCACGGCAATCATCACCTTGGGAGGTAGGTAGGCCTTCAGGTCAGGCGGCAATACCGCCCACGACCCTGCCACGGCCAGCTGCGCCCCGTGGAACCAGTTGGTGGCGAACTTGGCCGATTTCTTCCAGTTGTCCACGAGGCGCATGGGGTCATTCTCCCGACTGGATAAGGGGAAGCAACGCGCGGGCATGCGATAGCTTGGCGCATCGCAGCAATACTTCCTCACCGTCGCGAATTTCGACAGAGGACAGCGTTCCTTCCTCTTCATACACAGAAACAATGCGCGCGTTGGGGTGCGGACCACCGGCCCCGATGACAACGGTACTCATGGTGACTTCTCTCCCTTGCTTTGATTGGTGGAATCATCGACTTTCTTTGCCAGCTCCGGCGCCCATTGCAGGATCACCGAAAGCTTGTCGTTCGCCAGGTCAATCCGGCGTTTCTGATCGATCTGGTCCGCGCGTGACACGAAGGTCAGCGTCAGCATCACGGCGCAGCAGATGGAGGCGAGCCACAGGGCCGCCCATACGCCGAAGCCGCCTGCGTCTACCTTGATGATCTGAGTGTTGGTCGCCACGCTTGGCGCGACCATGGCTTTACGGATGGTGGCGTCCAGCCCTTGAAAGGCTTCGGCCAGCTGGATGGCTACGTCACGATCCCCTGCATCGTGGCTCATGGAAATGTCCCTATGGTGTGGCGCTAAGTTTTCCCACGAGGCGGTTAACCAGCTCGTTGAGGTGGTCCAGTTTCGTCTCGATACGGTCGATGGTTTCGTTCTTGGCGTAGTTCTCAGCCACGTACAGCTTGAGCGCATCCAGCTCCCGCCGCTGTGAATGGATCGCCGCTACCAGCCATCCGCAAAACGGCACCAGCAAGCCGAGCGCAATATTAATCACCCACTGCCACCACGTCATGGGCCATCCTCCGGGATCGCGTTCATCGCTGCCGCGTAGTTTCCAGCCCAATCCGCCTTTCGCGGCTTGCCGGGATGCCAGGTGGCAAGGTAGTAGTTCCATGCGCCGTCACCATCGCCTACCACTGGCATGGGCTTGGTGTTGGTCCAATACCCGAGCCGTGCCAGCGCCATGGCGAGCACGTCATCCGTTACCAGCGCGTTCCAGATGGCGACGGGGGCGAAGTCCACGCCACGGGCTTGGCAGACAGTGCGCAAGGCTTCCCGGGACGCGGGATGCTCATACACCCCCGTGACGCCCGACCCCATGCCGGGCCTACCAAGCTCGAACTGCGCCAGGCCATGCGCCGGACCGCCGCCAAACTGTACGCGATGCACGAGGCCCGATTCCTGCAAGCACGTGGCGATGACCTGGATGCTGGCGGCACGGCTGTCCATCTTGGCCGGCAGTAAGGCATAGGCCTGCGCCAGCGGACCGGTAACGAAGGCTCGGATATCCATGCTCATTGCGCCCACTCCACCATGACGGCGGCATCCTGGCCCTTGCCGCCATTCTGGTTGCCGAAGCCGCCACCCGTAGCACCTGCGCCGGGCAACGTAGCCGCAGCACCGTTAGCGCCACCACCACTGAGCGCACCACCCGCGTTATAGGCCGGGCCACCGGCACCACCAATGCCATTGCTCCCTTGCGCGTAGCCCGTGGCGCCGTAGGAGCCGGTAAGGGCCAGCGTGAAGCCCGAGGGAGCACCGGCGCCTGCACCACTGGACCCATTGGCGCTGCCGGTGGCCGCACTGCCGGCGAAGCCGCCGCCTACGGAAACGGTGCCGCCCGTCAGGCCCGACACACTGGTTGATCCACCATTGGCCGCTGCTGCAGCACCGGCAATACCACCGACACCGCCCGCGCCCACTTGGATCGTTAGCGTGGTGCCTCCAGTCACGCCGAACCAGCCTTCACCGTAAGCACCGGACCCACCACCACCACCACCAAAGGCGCCCGTGGCACTCGCACCCGCACCCGCACCCGCACCCGCCATCCGCAGCCGGACTTGCGTGACATTGAGCGGCACGGCCAGTGTGTAAGTGCCAGCCGAAATGTAGGCGTTCTCGACAAAGGTAGGCAACGTCATAGGCTGATTTCCGAAATACATCCCCAAGGGGAACACCTGGCCGAGCACCGGACGACCGGACGGGGCATTGAACTGCGTCACCGTAACAGATGGTCCCACGATAACGACTTTCCACGACGCGCCCGATACCGTGTCGTTGGCGATGTAGGTGCCGTTCTGGAAGTCATAGAAATAAGCCGTGCTGCCCGCTGATGCTGTGACATCGACCATCTGCCCGTTCTTGGTCAGCGTGATGGCGGCATTAGGCGTCACGCCCGGGATGGCAATCACCAGATTGAGCGGGGACCGTCCCAACGTGAAATAGTTGGCGCCGAAC